CCTCGAAGTCCTTGAGGCTGCTGTGTGACCATGTAACTTTTGTCATTTGAACTTCGCTGATTGGATGGCCTTGGCGAGATGCATGGCGAAATCGTGCACGAACTTCTCGTTGCGATGCAACTGGTTGTCCATCTCATAGAGGATGGCGTGCACCAGTTCGTGCCAGAAGGTTTCGCTCATCTGGATGTCGCTGTACTTGCGACCATCGACGTTGCTGGTCTGACCGATCTGGATGCGACCGGCTTCGTACCAGATGCGGCCACGTTCACGCGCACGCTGCATCGACTGGATGATGTCCACCGAATACATCTTGTCGCCGACTTTGATGCGGCGCGGTATGGGTGGGGCTTGTTTGCTTGTCATCGTTTCTCCTTTGTTGTTGGTTAACCCTTGGCTAGTCCGTAGCGCCTGTTGTAGCCCACATCAGTCTTGAGTGGGATGCCGGGGAGGTACGGCACAGGCGCGACCATCTGCGCGAAGACCCAAGTCTTCGCGTCCTCCGCCTCTTCTTCAGGCACCACGGCAATCAGTTCGTCATGCACCGTGCCTACCAAAGGGTACTTCTTCGCAACCCTTAGCATTCCATCGGTCATCACGCACCGCGCCGTGCCCTGGACAATGTTGTTGGTGACCTTGCCGCCGTACAAACTGACGCGCTTGTTGCCGTCAGCGTAGGTCCACACGACCTTGCCACCATCGCCCTTGTCCGGGCGGAGATCAGGATACCGCATCGCCATACCGCTTGGCAAGATGATTTGCTCCTTGCGGAAGGTGATGCACTTGTGCGTGTACTCCTTGCCCTTGTACAGGCTGTACTCGATGAGTTCCTGGCACAGGTTCCAGAACGCCACCACGGGCTGCGAAGCGGCCCGATACCTGTCGATGATGGCCTTGGCTGCGAGACAGTGGATGGCCAGTTCCTTGTTCGTGCAGGTGTGCGGGATGCTCTCCATGCGCTTGATGTTGTCCTCCCAGGACAGGAAGCGGTCTACATCAGCGGCTGTCACGCCCAGGGTCTTGGCATCCTTTATGGTGTAGCGCAGGGGTGCTGCGCCCAGGAACCCGGTGAGAAGCTGCGCAGCGAACGACGCCCACCCCAACTGGTAGCCTGCGCCAAGCAGCGCAGACTTGGCGGACTGCCTCTCTACTGGGTGGCTATCCTTGTTCATGCCAGGGATGTTGAACATCTGTGCGCCGAAGGCGGCATACGGGTCACCACCGGCACGGAACACGTCTAGTAGAGCCTCGTTATCCGAAAGAACCGCGAGGACACGGGGCTCGATCTGCGAAAGGTCACCAGCAACCAGTACGTGCCCCTGCGGGGCCATGATGGAGTTTCGGAGGAAGCTGCCACGTTTTAAGTTCTGCATGTTGATGGCGCTGCCCTTGCTTGCCGTCCACCGGCCAGTGCCTGCGCCGAAGTAACTCAGCGGGACCGGTAACCGGCCACGATGTGCGATGTCCAGAAAACGCTGCGCTCGCGTACGCTCGCTTGTTGACTTAACTTTGAGGCGTGCTTCACAGAGGAGTGCAACATCTTCCCTGTCCCCGTTGATAAGCGACTGGAAGAGGGCATCGTTCTTAGCAAGCGCATAAGTTTCTTTACCTGTCGTCTTGCTAGTCTTCTTTGGCGGCTCCACGCCAAGCTCTCGGAGTGCTTCAGCAAACTGTTCGTTTGAAGCAAGCGAAGCCTCATCCACGCCGAGCCTATGTAGTAGTCCTTCACGGGCGTTCCTTTCGTCTTCGATGGCCTTAGCCAGCATCTCCTTATCGAGTTCCAGCAGCGGCCTTGTGTACATCTTGAGCGTCATGTCGATGAGGCGCAACTCCTTGGCAGGGTAGCCAGGAAGCAGCCGGTCGAAGATGCCTTCGCACAGCACTACATCGTGGGCGCAGTACTGCGCCAACTCGTCTTCTACTTCCTCGCTGATCTCGTCCAGCATCCCGTCTGTGCTGTGCACCGCCTGACCCTTGGGCGGTAGCCCGAAGTCTTCAGCGAGCTTGGCCAGACTGTTGCCGACCTCGATGCCGCGCAGCGCACGAGCCATAGACAACGTATCAAAAATAAAACAGGGCTGAACCCCGTAGCGCCAGGAGAGGATGGTCACGTCGAACTGGGCGTTGTGTGCCAGCACCGCCGTCGTTGACCAGTCGATCTGCTCAGCCCACTCTGCGATGGCTTCGCCGCGAACCCACATGGGGTAGGCGTCTTCGCCTACCTCTTTCCAGCACAACCCCCAAGCCTTGAAGCGGGGGTCGCGTACATATTCTTCCGTGGTCATCTTGGAGAGGGTGTATTCCCGTCTGTCCCACGCCGTTTCAAAGTCAATAACCAGCACCCTCTTGAAAGGTAGGTTCAATGTTTAGTCTCCTCGTTGTTGCTCTTGAATGTGTCCGCAAACACTTCCGCTGATGCGCGGACGATGGACGCAGACTCAATAAAGCTGGCGTTCAGCCCCATCGTGGTCAGATACCCATCGGCACTGGCCACCACCAGGACACCTTGCGTGTCCTCTTCGACGAACGTGCGCAGGATCAGCTTGATGGCCTTGATCAGCGCCTTCTGCTGATCGTCCGGCATCGCCGCTATCTGCGCATCCATTCTGGCGTAGTACGCCTTGTCGTCTTCACTCATTACCGCTCCTAGCATGCAGCCACTCCTGTAGTTGGTTGATGTTGTCTTCGTTGATCACGAAGGTCGTTCCTCCTGCGGCCTTTATCTTGGCCATCTCAGCCTCTTGTAGGGCTGTGGTTTTCCCCTTGCCTGCCTTGGCTTCCACCGAGAAGAAGTGTCCGCCGATGCAGCAGAGGAAGTCGGGCACACCTGCGTGGCCGTAGCCACTGCCGATGGGCATCGCGTAGTAAGCGCCTGTCTTTTCCAAGATCGCCTTGATCTTGTCCTTGACCTTGCGCTCAGGTGTCGCGGCCATGTCTGCTCCTGTATTTGGGTAAGGGGGTGATGCAGATTCCTAGCCCCCTTGGTCTAGGTGTGGAGGTCTTGCGCAGCCATTTACTGAGGCGACACTGCGCAAGGGCAAAGATGGGTTGCATCTGCAAGGCTTGCCACCGTTACCTAACCATGCGGTCGCCCTATGGATTCTTCGCCTGCTCTACCTCAAGCAGCTTGTCGATATAGTGACGCGCCTTCTTGAGGTCTTCTATTCCGTTCTTGTGTCGCCACCGGCTGAGGTACTTGACGGCGTTGCCATCCAGGTAGCCAAGATTCCAGCTAACGATGGCGTCCCAGGGTTCGATTTGGAACTGCTTGTAGTGTCCGCCTCCTTCTTGACGCGCATTCGCTCGTAGTAGGCTTTCTCTTGCCTCGATGTCCTTACCGTCTGCTCGTTCCGGTGCGGGCTCATTTTGGGATACGCGCTCAGGTTCTCCGGGGTTCCGAGGGTCGTAAATCGAAACGTGCACGTCTGACACTCATATCTCCTTCGTTTCAAACCGTTTGCGGCTCTTCGTGTTTCAAGGGTTCGGCTACTGGCGCCGCACTCGGGGCATTGCATCTCAACAACTCCATGATCTTCATCTGCTTCTTCTTGGTGCGGTAGGCCCGTTGCCGCTCGGCCTGCGTCTTCTTCTGACGCCGCTTGTCGGTGCCCTCACCAAGTTTGTAGATTTTCGCTAGATCACGGCCACGTGGGTCTTTCTCCCAGGCAGCGATATGGGCAGCACCTGCGCGATGCAACTCCCTGGTGTATTGGCACACGGTCACGTAGTGCAGCCCGGTCATCTCCGCCATTTCCTGGCAGGTGTACGTGCCCTCCAGCAGCAGCTTGATTAGCTGCGCCTGCATGATGGCGTTGATCTTGATCTGGCGTTTGCCTTTAGGACTTGGCGGTGTCAGCAAGAAGTTTCTCCTGTAGTTCTTTGACGCGCTCGTACGCACACACGTAGTGCTCAGGCCCCCAGGCCCAGCAGCCTTCGGCATGGCTTCCGATGTGGTTGATGTAGTTGGCGATGTCGCGTGCCAGTTGGTCGCGGTCGATTGGCTGCGGGCCAGAAGAAGTGTTGATAGTAGTGTTGATAGTAGTCCCCCGCAGGTAGGCGTGGCACTGCATGAGAAGTTTGATGTGGTTCATTTCTTCCTCAGTCGAATCAGTTCGTCCAACATCCGCTCCATCTGGTCTGCGGCGTGTAGGTGGAACGGGCTGATGGGGATGTTGCTTGCGAGGGTTCTCATCATGCCGATGGTCACCCGCACTGATCTCTCAGACACTTTCTGTTTTGACTTGGGTTGTGCGTCTATCTGTGCCAGTATTGCGTTGTGGTCGCCGCTCATTTTTTCCCCCGCATTCTGATGGTTACAGCACACATACCCGCACCTGCCAACACGCCGTTTTTGAAGTCTTCATCGTCAGGGTGAAACATCCCCCGGTCTTTTGCCAAGTTTTCACACACCTTCGCACACGCCTCACGCTCGGCAGCGGCAACAAGGGCGGCGAAGCGTTCAAGGTATGGTGTCAGGTCGTGCCCTTCCACCCAAGCGGAAGCACAGCCGCCGTCCCAATCACAAACAAGTTTTGCCTCGATTGCCAGTCGGATGATGTCGTCGCGGGTCATTTCTTCCCCCTGTCTTTGAGTTGCCCCGGTTCAGGTGCCAACAGTGCCGCATCTAGAAGCGGGGTGCCCCATGTGTACTTTTCTTTCGGCTCCATCAACTGATCTTGCAGCGCGTCCCTGTAGCCTTCGTAGTGGGCCATCCATATCCACCCCTCCATCTTCTTGGTGCGGGGCTCGATGACTCCCTCCTTGACCTTTTGAAGGAACTGCTCCTTGCAGGTGTTGGCGTACTTGGCGGCTTTGATGTGAATGATTTCTTGTGGAGTCATCTCGTCTCCTCCTGCTCAATCGGCACATCGCGCCATTCGCCGCCTTCCAACTCCACCGTCTGGTAACCGTAGCCGTCAGAAAATGTGCGGAACGGCGCCCACCACTGCTGAAGGATGCGGACCGTCCTGAAATTGTTCGGGTCCCGCGTCTCGCGCTCCACGAAGCGCAGTCTGTTTGTCGGGGTCATGCTTCACCTCCAATCCCGTGTGCGCGTTCGATGGCGCGGGCGACTTCTCGCGGAGACAGTTGGGCAAACCCAAGCGGAGCGCACACGGCGTCAATCTCCTCATCCGTCAGCGGCTTGCGCTGCTTTCGCATCTGCTCCGCCGCACGCATGGCTGTCAGTTCACCAAGGTAGTCGTAGCAGAGCGTCTCCAGGCGCTTGTTCTCCGCATGAAGGCGGCGCAGTTCGGCGGCGGCTCTGTTGTTTACGTTGATTAGTTCTGGATGCTTGTCGGAAACCTCCAAAGCATTTGCCAACATCAGTGCGTCTAGTTCCGTGCTCATACCATCCCCCACAAATAACTGACCAACACCGCCACTGCCACGAACGGCCCGAGAAAGATCACCAGCAGGATGGACACCGCCCAGGCCAGGGCGAACAAGTCCCCGAGCCACCTCATGTCAGCCACCCTGCCCAGTGCATGAAGTACACCAGGGAAAAGAACAGGAAGCCGAGCGCCGCCAGCATGGCGGCAAGCCAGCCCAGTTCTTCGAGTCCATCGTCTTGATTGAGTCGATTCATGGGCTTTCTCCTCACTGCGGGACGGGGTAGGTCAGCTTCTCAGGCTGCACCAGCTTGCTGATGGCCTGCCCACGGCAGAACAACTGGACGGCACGCTGCACCTTCTTGGATGTCTCCAGGCGTGCTGCACCGATCCACGCACCACCACCGGCTTGCAGCAGATACTCGCGCAGACGGATGGCAGCGTTCTCGTGCGCACCTGCGATCTCGCCATGCATCATGATGTCAGCAAATCGCTTGAGCGCATCACGGGATTCCCCCGCTTGCTCGGCGCAGAAGTAGCACGCCGTGATAGCCGCAGGTGTCAGGAACCTACGCCGCTGTGGGGACAGCGAGTGGGAAAAACGCAGGGGCTCCGCATACTTCTCAATGTATTCCTGTATCTGTGCCACCGACTTCTGGTGCACATCGCTGCCCATGCTGTTGAGCAGCACACGGGCAATGGCCACGATGTTGCGGTCGATCCAACTCTCACCGCCTGCGATCTTGATGGCGTCATGCGCCTGCCGTGGGATGTGTTGGTCGATCATCTGCGCAGCTAGGCGCGGCACGTTGCGCGTGACGAGGAAGGTCACGGGCTTGTTGTACACCGTCACAGCAAACAGGCGATGCTGTCCATCGGCCAGCGTGCCATCCTCGTAGAAGGCAAGGCCCTGATGTGACACCTGCCAACGCCCCTCAGCCATGTCCTTGGCGTAGCGGTGCGCGATGTCCTCACGCATATGGCGGTTGGTGGTGTTCTGCATCAGCCACTGGCGTGCCAGGGCGGGCGAGACTGAGATGTACTCGGTTACGAGTTTTGTTTTTCTTGCCATTTTGTTTCTCCTAAAAAAGTGCTGGTGGAAGTCCCGCCACCGGATCGGGTTTGGGTTGTCTCTTTGGTTTGTATGGCTGGCCCTTCCACGTTGGGAAGGGCCACACTTTGGGCGGTGGGTCTAGTGCTTCTTTGGCACGTCGAGGGGTTTTGCGAGTAGCCATCGGTCACCCAGTTGTCGAACGCTCTTGACCCATTGGCGTTGGTTGTGGCGCTGTGTGTGGATGGGTACGTAGTCCACAGCAAACAACTGGCGCACCATCTTCAATGCTCGTGTCTTCATTCGGTTCTCCCCACTTCTTCAATGTCAGTGATGTCCCAGTCAGCTTCGTCGGGGTCGCCATCGACGTACTCCTCCAGGTTATTGAGGAGCTTGTCCGCTGCCTCATCTGCAGAGTAGGCGCTGACAACAACGGTGATGTAGGACTCGCGCCTGAGTTCAATCTCAAAGAACTTCATGCTGCGCTCCCCAGGAACAGGATACGCAGGCGCTGCCAGAAGGTGTAGTGGGAGAAAGGCTGAGGAACCTCGACCTCGATGTACTGAATCCTGGGCTTGTTTGCCTCTTGGAGTTGCCGGATGAAATCCGCATTGAGTTCGTGCAGTTCGGCCTGTTCCGCTTTCAGTTGGTCGCGGTCAAGCTCCACCACCGGCGTGGTGGGCGCGGGAACTGCCTTCGCATACTTCCCACTCTTGACGTACTTGCGCTTGGGTGCGCCATTGGCAACCTCTTTCTTGCGTGCGTACTTGGCTTTGGCCTTGAGCTTCGCAGCCTTACTACGTTCGTAGGCAATCACGCCGTAGACGTACTGCGGCTTGCACCCAAGTTGTTCAGCAATATCCTTGGGCTTCATGCCGCTGGTCAGCAACTCACGAATGACTGTGGCCTTGCTGACAACGAGAGGGATGGTGGGTACTACCGGTTGAATGGGTTCAATCGGCGTGTTAGATGTAACGGTCAAAATGGTGGTTAGCTTTCTTTTAGCCATGATGTTTCTCCTGTTGAATTAAGACTCGGGTCTTTGCCCGAGTCCAAGTTTAGACAATGTAACGATGGGTTGCAAGCCCTATCAGTGCGTCTGCGCTCCTTCAAACAAAGCATCCAGAATGTCCCGAGCAGGTTGGCCGTCGTACAGCATCTCCTCTGCCCATGCCAACACATCATCAGTCAGTCGGTTCTTGTTTATCTGACGCTTGGCAATCACCGGGTCTTCAGGGTAGGTGTGCTCAGCAATCAGGTTGATGAGCGTGTTGTGTCGTCCGTACATGGCGTCGTCGAGCGCCTCTTGCAATTCAATCTCCAGGGTGTACTCGGGAATGAACTTACCCTTGACCTCCTTGACGCCCGTGACATCAGGCACAGCACCCCAGTCGTAGTTGCCCCACTGTGCGCCTGTGTTCCAGCCCCAGTCGTCTGCATCCACCGCGCTTGGGTCGCGCTCGGTAGGCAGGTTGTCCCAGTTGATCTGAACAACTGCATCGGCCAGCATCTGTAGATACACCACGTCAATAGATTCCTTATCGCCATGCGCACCGTCATAGCCGATGCTGATGTTGGTGCACTCTGAAATCAGACCAGTGAACTCTGCGGTATCGGTATAAACACCTGTGTTGTCTGGTGCGAGGAACAGCGCGTCATCTGATGCAGTGTTGAGTGCCAACGAAAGCGCCAGGGCAAACGCATCAGAGCAGCAGCGCCCACCGAACTGGTGCGTAATCACGCTGTCGATACCCTTGCGGTCGAACGCAATGGCGCGGTCGAACTGCAGCAGCGTGGCGTCATCGAAGTCGGCCAGGAACTTCGCACCAATACCGCCGCACTCCTCGCCTTGGCTGAAGATGTAGTAGCCAGGGATACCGGAATGCATCAGGTGCATCAGCATCGCCACGCCTGCGCCGTCATCTGCACCCAGGCACTGATCCTTCATGCCTGCGCTCCACTTGGTGTCGGTCTTGTTTATCTTGTTGTCGCCACCGGTGCGGTGCACGGTGTCTACGTGGGCGATGAACAGGGTGCGGTGGTTGACGTCGGTGCGGGCATCGACGTGCATATTGCCTGCGGCATCAATGCGGCACTCCAAATCCTCGGGCAGGTTTGCCATCAGCCACAGCAGCAACTCCGCAACCTGAGCGGAGCCGTGTGGGCGGCGCAGGGACAGCGCAGCATCGAGGGTCTTGAAAAGCATGGTGTTGGTTTGTGTCATGTTGTTTCTCCTGTGTTGGTCATTCATCAGTGTTGGTTTCTTCAAGCGGCTCGGCCTTGGTCGCAATCAGGTCGGCGTCGTCGTCCTCGTGATACCACTCGCCTTCGATGTATATGCACTCATCGCGTAGGTCGTACTGGCCGTCGTGCCTATGCACGATGCGTCTGTCATGAATGGGATACCACTCGCCATCACGCTCGACATACACGCAGTCGTCGCGTTCTTGGTAGTCACCATCGACATCGAGCACGATGTTGTTGTCGTGCAGGTAATGCTCGTTGTAGTAGTTGCCGTTGACCTCTATGGCATAGCTGTTGTCGAAGTAGTACTCGTGACCGTTGCGTCCGTAGCCATACGTGAAGCAGTTGTCCGCGCAGTGCTGACAGATGCGGGTGTCCTCGTGATACCCAGCCCACTGCCCCTCGTCCTCGTGCATCGAAGCGCCGCAGTGCTCGCACTCCACCGAGCTTGCCTCGTCTGGCTCACCGCTGGTGTTGTTGCAAGTGAACTCGGCCTCGCCCTCCTCGACGATGTGGAGGAACCTGCCGCCGTCAAGCGCCATGCCTACGCGCACACCCTGCTCTTCACCATCGAGGTAGGGCGCGAGGAACGACTCGTGGTAGCCGTTGCGGCGTTCGATGTAAACGAAGCGTGAGCCGTTCCACCCGCTGTCCTTCTCGTAGCCCTGCGCCTTGAGCCACGCTTCGAGTTGCTCGTCGGCGTGGCTGTAACCACCATTGCGGTCGCGCTTGTACGACCTGACGAACCGCTTGCCCTTGGCATCCTCGCAGCACAGGCAGCGACCGCAGATGACGCCGTCAGCCTCACGGCGCAGCGCCAAGTGCCAGCCGTACTTGGGATCGTAGACGCTGTACGGGTGGTTCTCAACAGTCTCATGCTCCCACGACATACACGACTTGGGGCCGTGCTGCACGCCGTGCACGATGTCCTCGACTGTGCGAGCGAAGTACATGGAAGACTTCAGTGGTGAGTGCAGCGCCACGAGATCACGGACGTAGTGATCAGGCAGCGTCGGGAAGTGGCGCATGATGTAGCGACCCATCGTGGTGAGCACCACCCGGTCGGCCTCGCCTGCCCGCTCGTCACGGGTGTAGGCAATCTTGAACGGGTCGGACTCAGCCTTGTGCGGCCACTCCAGCAGGAGCAAGTGCCAGTCAGCAGGGCGGCACAGGCGCATCGCAGCATCCACGATGGGGTGCAGTGGGAAGTTGTAGCGTTGACGCTTGAACCAAAGGCGGTGTGAGGCCACCACCCACGATGCGTCAGCGAACACGCTGAGCATCAGATGCTCGTTGTATTCATCATCGAGCTTTGTCAAGTTGTAAGACATGATTGAAACCTCCAAATGGAAGGGAAAGAAAAGGGAGCCGAAGCTCCCCACGAATCGGGGAAGAAACCTTCCCCAAACTTTTAGGCGGCAGCGAGTGCCAACTCCACCGCCCGGTTCTTCAGCGCATCACCCGGCCCCCAGAGGGCGGATGCCTTGCGGTTCTCCTCGTTGTGTGCACGGATATGGTGGTCTGTGTACTCGGTCACGGCGTTGAGCCAGCCCCATGCAGTCTCTTGCGCTGTCTCAAGCATGGCGCCCTTGGCTGCGCCGTTGAACAACTCCATGACCCGGATGAAGCCACGCGACTCCTTGACTGCATCGGCATCCCTCGTGCCAGTGCGGAACAGGTGCACCGTCATGTCCTCGGCCAGGGTGCGGGACACCTTGATGCCCGACAACAGGCGTGCTGTTTCGAGGAACGCCTTGAATTCCTCGTTGGCGTTCTCCATCACGCCACGCACATCGTCGGGCTTGAACTCCGAGCGATGGGTCACCCGCACTGCAGCGACCGAACCACTGCGTGCCATGCGCAGCGTGTTGTCGCACACCGCACGAACGGCAGTCCACCTAGCCTCAGTTGCCAGCGATCCATCTGCACTGGTGGAGAGCAGGGCGTAGGGTGATACCTTGTCTGAGTACCCATCGACGCACACGCCATCGGCGATCTTGGCGGTGGCGAAGTACCGCTTGCCACCGAACAAAACCCCAGCACTTTCAATCGTCATGCCACCTGCCTGCGCCCAGTCACGGAAGAACTCCAGCACCTCACGGGGCTGCACCACCTTGTAGGAATCACTGACCACGCCCAGGGCGTCTTTAGTATCAGACCTAAAGAGCACCACCTTGTCCTTGACCACCTTCATCTGGTCGGCGTTCTGTCCACGCTCGGTGGCGTAGCGGACATAGCCACGCTGCACCTCGTAGTCCATGCCTGCAGCGGTCTGCCACTCCTCGACGCTCTGTCCTGCGGGCATCAACTGCCCCAGGCCGTGCCACTCACGCTGGGTGGAGGCGTACTGAGCAACGCCGTTCTTGATCATGATTTGATGAGCCATTTGGTTTCTCCTAGTTGAGATGCCGCTGAACCGCAGCGGCCACGGGTTGTCCAGAAGTGGACAGTGTAATGCATTCCTACAAGCATAGGAATGATTGACAAGAAAAAAAATGGGGAAGAAATCTTCCCGGTCACTGAACGGTGTGGCGCACATACCCATACCGGTTCAGCACGCGCTTGGCTGCGTCGTATGCGTCCTGTCGGGTGGGTCTGATGACCACCATCGGAGCACCGGGCGCGATGCGTGAACCTCGGTAGTGCAGGTGTGCACGCCAGTGCCCATCCGCTTCGTGGCTAAGGCCAATCGTGGCCAGCGCCAGGGTGATGCCGCTTCTACTCATGCCACCACCTCCATCGTCTTGACCCACACCTCAGCCATTGCCTCGGCCTCCTCACGGGTATCGTAGCGGGTGGTGTTGAGTTCCACCCCGTTGAGACTGACCATGACATAGTAGCCCCAGGTCGTCTCGCTTGCGTTGAAGCACACAGCGGCGGCAAGCCTGCCGTCATCTGTGGTGTAGATGTCTTCGTCTTTCTTCATGCTGTCTCCCTTCTCGCTTGGTTGTACGCCCGTAGGAACAGGTCGTGGAATGCATCCATCAGGATGCGCTTGTTGCCCGAGTCGGCCACGCGCCACAGCGCGGCCAGTCTTTGGTTGAACCCACCGCCGTAGCGGTCGAAGTGGGCGCAGGCTATGTGCACCATCTCTTCATCTAGTTGCTGTTTCATTTGCGCGCTCCAATCAGTTCGCCCTCGCTGACACAGGAGAGCAAGTGCTTGGCGCAGTTGAGGGTCTGTCGTGCGCCTTCGTTGTCGCCGTGAGCGATCTGCTCCTGTGCATCGGACATCAAGCCAGCGATCACCATGTTCGCCCCCACTATGCGGTAGGTGAAACTCTCGGTGACTTGCCGCTTGAACTCCTCGATGTCGCACCCGAACATCTGTTCGTTGCGCTTCTTGTTGATGTCTACTGTGCTCATGGCGTCTCTCCTCTCAGGTTGTAGATCAGGTTGTTCAGTCGGTGAAGTGCAGACTCGTTGAGGTTGTTGCACTTCTCCCACTTGGTGCTGTCCTGCATGAACTCTGCGCTTTGGCGCACTAGCGCCTCGATGATGTGCAGTTGGTACAGCAGTTCTTCTTTCTCTGGTGTTGTCATGCTGTTGCTCCTTCCTTCTGTTGAACTACCCGGCCACGCTTGTCGAACTCGACCTGGGCCAGGACGAAGCTGCCCTCCACCTGTGGTTGGTAGAAGTTGATCTCGTAGCTGCTGGTCTTGGGGCATGGCACATACCACACCCAGTAGGTTGCCTTCTGCTTGTCCATGTACTTCATGGCCTCGTGTAGGTCTTCGCTTGCGTACCACCGGAACACGGAGGTGAGCAGGAAGTGGAAGGTAGGTTGCTTGTGCTTGATCATGGGTCATTCCTCCTGGGGAAGGTTTCTTCCCCGTTATTGCTGCCAGAAAAGAAACCACGGGTCGCGGGCAGCACTTCGCTTGCCGTGGATGGGTGTGCACTGGGTGTACAGGTATTTGAGACGGGTTAATTCCTCCGGTGTTATGTAGGTCAGGGGATTGGCCTCCTCCATCGTGGGTTTTATTGGCGTGCCCCTGAGTTTTGATTTGGGTGTGGCGGTATCTCGGATTCTTTTGAGCAGGTCGGCGTAGTATTTGTAGAAGGCTACATACGGTTGGTATTCGGCCTTGTTTTTATCCACCATCGACCTGTGACGCAGGTAGGTGTTGCTTGCCCATGCGAACTCGTCACGCACCGCATTGAGCAGGGCAGCGTTCCAGTTCTCGCGCCGGGTTCTTGAGTGGGCTGCGTAGGCTCGGTCAGGCAAGACGCTGTTTTTGAAGTGCTCGCGTTCTCGCCTGTCGATGGCGTCGAGGTAGGCAGGTGACACCTTGGTGTGTGAGGTTGAGCGGGCGTTGATGCGTTCGCGTTTGGTCATCGCCTTGTAGGGTTTGGGTGGGATGCACGCATTGCAGGAGTCTTCGAGGCGCAGCTTGAGCCTTGACCAGCGCCGGAACAGGCGCAGGGGTAGGTCGCGTGAGCACAGCGTGCAGCGGCGTGTGGCAAGGGGTTTGGTGGTGTTGGATGGCATGGTAGTGTCAGCTTGGTGTAAGGGTTCGGGTAGCTACCCACCTACTCACAAGGTACGGGCGAGACATTGGGTAGTGTAAGTGATTGATGCGGCTCACGAAGTTGGGCAGCTACCCAACTACCCAGAATTTGGGGCAAGCACAGATGGCAAAGTTTTTTAAGAAAGAAAAAGCTGGCGTGCTTGGGTGAACAACAACAAATCTTTTTGGTGTACCTCTATATATATGGGTAGTTGGGTAGTAGTAGTAGTAGTTCATACAAATCAACAGCTTACGCTACCCAATGTTGCGCCCGTAGGTAGTGAGGAGGTGGGTAGCTACCCAAAACCGAGGGTAAACCCTGACAAAAGTTGGACACGGGGAAGAAACCTTCCCCGATCCGGTCAGCGACGGCCCTTGATGGGCAGTGAGGCCAGCTGTATCTCTTGCCAAGTCTCGTAACGCTCGGCGTTGTCGAGGGCGCGTTGCTTGCGGCGGTTGCTCTCGGTGCGCTCCACACACTCTGCGCGTAGGCGGCGCAGTTCGGCCTTGATGTGCTCAGGGATGTTGGAGCCGAGACGCAGGTTGAGTTGCTTGGACATGGGAAACCTCCAAAGTAAAAGAGTTCGCGTGGCGAACGGAAATAACCGCAACCCCCTCGCGCAGAGGGAGTGCGGCAGGAATCGGGGAAGAAATCTTCCCAGGATCAGGCGAGAGCCTTGACGACAGCCTTCAGACGCTTCACATCGCCGTCGAACGCAGCCAGGAACCGAGCGAACGCCGCCTTCTCTGCGGCAGTCGTGCGGGTGGGCTTAGCAGGCTCAGCATCGCCGCTGGAGTTGCGGCGGATGTGGTAGTTGAACTTCATCTCGGCAGCGCGGTAGGCGTTCTGATGGGCGGTGCTGCGGTCTGTGCGGGACTTGCCCATGATGGCCTTGGCTTGCGCCTCTGTGACCTCAAGGTTGCCGCGCAGGAAATGCACGATGAAGTCGGCACGCCACGCAGCTTGCGTCTCAGGTGTGGCCTTCACATACGCCTTGTGCCACACAAGTGAGTGGGCTTGCGTGATGCGAGCGTGTGCACCGAGTTGCCATGCGAATTGGTTGAGTGTGTTCATGGTGGATACCTCCAAGTGATGAGACAAATGAAAACGGGGAAGAAACCTTCCCCGTGCTGTCGGCGGGATTTCTCCCAACCGATGAATCTATTGTAGCATACTGGGGTTTCCGGGATTCTAAGAAACTAGGTATCTCGACCCCACCCTACCCCCACCCCCCAATATTGGCAGCGAGGTGGCGTAGTTGTGTGAACACTAATCCCCAACCACACTCAGCATTTTCCAGAAACTCGCCACAAACCCCAAATACAAAACCCACCCCCATACCTTTTCAAATAAAATACCCCCCGGTATATTATAAAAATTTGACAAGCACAGGCGAAAAAAAGCCCCGGTCTTTGCAGCCGGGGCAAGATCAGTCTAGCAACTGAGAGGAGAAACAAAACCAACACACATTCGAGAGACGCTTGCACGCCGCTCGGTACCCACTATACACTCCGCCCAATTACGGACGCAAGCCCCGCTTCGAAATGCTTGAACACCTGATTGACTACAAGCCACCACTGGCCACCCTTGACGAGGTGACGCCTTTGGATAAGGCGACTTCGGATGAAGTCTTAGCCGCCCAGGTATCTACCGCAGACTGGCTCAAGGAAATGGGCGCCACCAACGCCGAAGAATCCCAGCAGTCCGCAGCCGCCTCCCAGGCACGGCAGGCTTTTCAGGCCATGACCACCCAGTCGCCGGAGGAACAGCGCAAGGCGCTCATCCAGTTGAAGACTCCACCCGCTGTGCGGCACCTAACGGGGATGTTGGTGGCGTATGACTGGGCGTTTGTGGAGCAGGCCAAGGAGCTTCGCGGCTACGCCGTGAGCCAAATCCTTGAGGAAACCAAGCACCCCGACGCAAAAATCCGGCTGAAGGCGCTCGACATGCTTGGGCGCGTGACGGAAGTGGCGCTATTCACGGAGCGGGTGGAGGTCAAGAAGACTGACCTGACGGATGCCGAGATCGAAGCCAAGATCAAGGACAAGATCAACCGCTTCATGCAGGTCACGGACGTAATCGACATCACGACCGCAGAAGAAACCACCCCGGAAACCCCGGATGAACCTCCAGTCACTCAATAGCATCAGCCCGCGTGAGCTTGCGGCCATCCAGGCCGCGCTTCCGACGCTCTCCTTGCAGGAGAAGATGGAGCTTTTTGAGGCGCTTGAGGAAAAAGAGCGCCGGGTGTCGCGTGATTTGGCCAAAACCAACCTCATCGGCTTCGCCAAGCACGTCTATCCAGGGTTCAAGGTGGGGCCACACCACAAAAAGCTGGCCAGAATCTTCGAAGACGTGCTCTCGGGCAAGAAAAAGCGGGTGATCATCAACATCGCCCCGCGTATGGGCAAGTCCGAGTTCAGTTCTTACTTGTTTCCGGCATACTTCCTGGGTAAATTCCCCGAGAAGAAGATCATCATGGGCACGCACACCGCGTCCCTGTCAGAAGACTTTGGTCGGCGCATCAGAAACCTGATCGCTAGCGACGAATACGCCGAGTTGTACCCCGAAACCTGTGTTGCCGAAGACCAAAAAGCAGCCGGAAAGTGGTCAACCTCCCGAGGAGGCCAGTATTACGCTGCTGGTGTCGGTGGTGCTCTGGCTGGTCGCGGTGCTGATCTGTTCGTTATTGACGATCCTCATAGCGAACAAGATGTAAAAATAAATTCAAGGCTCGCGTTCGACACGGCATGGTCGTGGTTCCAGACCGGCC